TAAGCATGAAGTGATCGCCCGGCTTAAGCTTTTCTAAATCCTTGACCATTTTCATATCAGAAACCTCCGAACTTGAACTCGCCGTTTGCAGTCCTGTTATCAACTATCTCGATGACTTCGTGCTTGGCTTCTGTCTTAAGCTGCTCATTCTCGAGCCTGAGCTTTCTGTTGTCTTCCTGCAGCTCCATGATCGCTTTATTGTCGATGAACATTTCAACGACCATTCCGGCTATGAAACAGACTGCTCCAACTCCTATGTAGTAGATGATCTCAAGTAGATCCATATTCTCTTTCCTTTCTTTCTGTGAAAAATTCCAATGCACCGATCTCTTTCAGTGCGTCAAACTCGTCTTCTGTTACCGGTACCGTGACCTCAACCCACTCAACCGCAAACACCTCGTAATATCCGGTCGGAAAGTAGTAGACATCCTCATAATCTTCATAGAAGAGATCTAAGTGCTTTCCCTTCACGCCCGGTCCCGTGTCTTCCGCCACGAAGGTCCTGTCAAACTCCGGAATGTAGAACTCGTCTCCGAACGAATGGACTGATCTTGATATCGCGCATGTCGTAGGTTCCGTCAGGCGGTACTCATGGCTTGCTCTGTGGCAGATCGTGTCGCTGGCTGTCATCCAGCCTGTCGGATAATTGTGGCCGTTGTAGCCGCATTCGGAGGGACAGTAGGCTGTGATGTAATATGTCCCGAGGCTCGTCAGCTGCATCTCCTTATATGTGATGAGCGGAGCGATATATCTCTCTTCTGCCTCCGACATCTCGATCCTGGTATCTTCAGTCCACCACGCTTCTGTGGGAGCCGTTCCGAAGTCTTTGGGTGTGAACTGTTGCTTTGAATAAGACGGCTCTGTCTCTTCCGGGAATACTCTGTCCGTGACGTAATAGGTCAGCCCGTAGTAGAGCAGGATGCTTGCTGACAGGAGCAGGGCGTTGACGGTCTTAATCATGCGGTCTTCGTTCATATCACGAGGCTTCCTTCGCCAGCTGCTTCCTGATCCAGTCAATTCCCTTCTGGAAGACTAAGGTCTTGATGTTGATCCTTACCTCTCCGTTGACCTCATACTTCTGTTCGATCACGCGGAAATATCCGGCGTCGATGTATCTCTGGTATGGCCTGTTATCAGATGTGAGGATGTTCTTCTCTCTAAGGAACTCGAAGAGTTTATTGCGGCCTATGCCTATATCGAGGATCTTGGCCACGTCTCCGATCGGAATGGCCGTCTTCGAATCCGTGACTGCATCAAAGAACTCTGCCTTGGGCTGCATCAGCTGGTTCTGCTTCTGCAGAGCTTCCATCTTCTCGGTTCTGTCAGCTAATTCTCGCAGCGCTTCCGCGTATGTCCTTGGCAGATTATATCCGCCGGTCTTGCGTATGCTGGGAATCACTTCATCAAAAACCCAGGACTCAAATTTTTCAGCGCTCGGAAGTGACGATCTGATTATGAGGCGGTAGATATCGCCCTCAGGAATTATTTTTACTTCCTGCTCGCCACCGTTCGTAAGGTGGCGCTGAATCATCGCCCCCTTGCAATGTCTTAACACTGCATCCTTCGGACTGGCATAACCAAGAGCCCTCGCAACATCATTCGCCACAAAATATGGCTTTCCGTCAATCTCAACACTTCTGACTGTTCCGAACTCTTCATTACTGAAAATCTGCAAATCATTCATTTTCAATATTTCCTTTCTTTCTGTAGATCTCATCAAACTTTCCCTTCCAGGCTGTGTGCGCATCCTGCAGCTCCTGATAGTCGAAACTCGGCTGGTCCATCAGCTTCATGGCTATATTTGATGAGATGGCTTTCTTCTCGGCTCTGGTGAAGTCCTTCTTTCCGTCTAAACAATCCCTTAACCTCCGAGTAGACATGACACCTGCATGAGCGAGTTCTGTCATGGAGCGGAAATATCTGCCGAGTGACGGATAGAAGCCTCCGGAAGCAGTCATGTTCCTACCTCTTGGGACAATTTGTCCACAGGCTCGCTAAAAAAAATAGACATAAACTCTTTATCAGACAGTCGAAGATTGGTCTTGAGTGCCATGATCTCGCCCTGGTCAAAGGATCTGTCTCCGTTGAGTTTTAAGTGAAGGCTCTGTCTTGATATACCCATCTTGTCAGCAAGAGCGGAAACCTTAATGCCTCTGTCCTGAATGACTTTCCTAAGTAAGTCATTGTTCATATTCTTTCCTCCCTTCTGTGAATTTGTGGACTGTCTGTCCACATCTCGAATATATCTCTTTGTTGACTTTCTGTCAACATTTATTTCCGTTATTGTTGACAATTCGGCACGATGTAATACAATCGACATATACGGAGGTCTTATTTGAAAATGAACAAAGAAGAAGCAAAGAAAAAATACGGAGAAAATCTACGACGGATCAGACAAGCTAAAGGAATGTCGCAAGAAGAATTAGCGAAAGCTCTCGGGTATACAAACAGATCATCGATCAACAAGATCGAGATCGGACGCAGCAATATTCCGACTGATAAGATAGCGAGGATGGCTGAAGTTCTCGGAGTAAGCCCGCTCGACCTGTTCGAAGGCGGAGAACCTCCGATCGAGGAAGAGACGATAATTCCTTTTGACTTCAACAAGCTGTCGGAGGATAACCAGAAGCGACTGTTGGCCTACTATCAGGCTCTGATTGATTCACAGGAGGGTTGATATGAATACTCCACACTGGGATGGTGAACGATGGCGAATGCAGGCAAGGCGCGACGGGAAGAGATTTTCCTTCTCGTCTTCCGTGCCCGGGCCAAAAGGCAGAAAAGAATGCCAGAGGAAGTTTGAAAACTGGTATTACGGTGAAGCGAACGGAGATAAGTCCGTTTTAACGGTCTGTTCCGAGTTTATGGAAGATCTGAAAGCCAGACGAGGCGAGTTGTGTCCTTCGCTCGAGATATATGATTACTATATCCGCCTTCACATTGCGCCTAAGCTCGGCTCAAAGAAAATGTGTAAAGTTACCCTCCGAGACTGGCAAAGCGTCATAAACACAGCGTCAGGGCGTAACGGACCGCTTTCAGAGAAGACATTGAAGTCTCTTAAGGCTCTGATCCTGAGCATAGTCAAGTTCGGGTATGAAGATTATCAGTGTGAACTGTTAAGAGGAAGGCTCTATATACCTAAAGGAAGAGCCACAAAAGAAAAAGAGATCCTGCAGTCTGATGATATTAAGAAGCTGCTCGAACCTTCCAAATACTGGTATCATCCCCTGTTCGCTTTTTTGCTCCTGACGGGGCTCAGGCCTTCGGAGGGACTCGGCCTTCAGATCGGAGATGTTTACAAGGATCACGTCATAATCAGGCGCGGAATAAACGCACGCGGTCATATTACTGATCTGAAGAACGCGAACGCGAAGAGAATGGTTCCGATCGGATCGCTCGCAAGCGGGATCCTGAAAAAGACCATCCAGAGGAATGAGGATTGCAACCTCCGAACAAAGTGGATCTTCTGCGGACCTGACGGAAGCCAGGGCAACCAGAACACCATGGAAGGTCAGTGGAGAAAGCTAAAGAGAGAACGTGAGCTTCCCGGAACGATCTATTCACTCCGTCACACATTCATTTCAATGATGAAGAACGTACTCCCGGAGAGCACGATCAAAGACATCGTCGGCCACTCTTCGAGCTTCGACACCTTTGGTACCTATGGCCACATTGTCGAGGGCGAAGACAGGAAGGCTGCATCCGTCATCGATCTCACTTTCGGTGCCAATTTCGGTGCCAATAAGTCCACGAGCGACGGACTTGACACATAACGTGTCCTCGAAAAGCCTTATTTTACGGACTTTTTGAGAATGGGTGCAGATACACAGACTTGTATATAACAAGTAGTTACTTTTTCACAAACATAAGCAGTGATTGCGTTTGAGGGTTGTTCATTTTGTCTCCGGTGCCACAATGGTGCCATTTCAACTTAATTTTATAAGTCCATTTTATGGAACATCAGCTCTGATAAAATGAAAAGACACACTGTCACGAAAGTATTGTTATTCACCCAAAAGAAAAAGCCTCCGAGCAGTCACGCTCAGAGGCTTAATCTTTTTGAGGGGATATTCCTATGGAGAACAGTAATTACTTTTTGTATTCCTTGGCAGCTGCTTCGGTCTTGGGACCATAGAAGCCGTCTACCTTTACACCGAGCATTCCCTGAATGAGCTTTACAGCTGTAAGTGTCTCATATCCTATGATTCCGTCTGCTCCGTAAGTAGACAAGCAGTCAGCATCCATCCAGAGAAGGAAGTTCTGCAGCTTTTCTACTTCGGATCCTGTATCACCCTTCTGGAAATATCCTCTTGAAGGGATCTCAGGCCACGGTCCGGGATAGGATTCTCCGGAAGGCTCCGGGGGTGTCGGTGTAGGCTCGGGACCGGGCTCCGGAACAACGGGAGTCGGTGAGAGATACTTTCCGCTCGCATATCCGCCGTTATAGAATACCCAGGCTGTGCATCCTCCGATAGACTCGCCTTCAACGACGGTCTCGGACTTGAATGTGGTGCCGTTATCTATCCAGCCGACCTGTTCACTATCGGTGTTAGGTTCCTTGCGGAGCCTCAAAGCATCTCCGGAGTAGGTGCAGACCGTGTACTGGTCTTTCGGTACCGGCGCCGGAGGATCTCCGGACAAAATGCTCGTTACCTGGTCAGCAAGATCTCCCATCCTGCTCATGAGCCAGGAACCGGGACAGTCTGTGTCTGCGAACCATCTGTGAACAGTCAGGAGCATCTCGTCATCATCCGGATCATAGTCAAGAGCCGTGTCCTTGTCGCTGATCCAGATCAGCTTCTTCTTTCCGTATCTCTGACAGATGTCTGCGCAGAGCTTGATGAGCTTGTCATAAACAGCAGGCCTGAAGGCATAAGGTGAGCTTGCATCTGAAGCACACTCGATCGTAACTGCTCTGTTGTCGTTGTCTCTGGAAGAGCTTGTCCATGCTCTCCACTCTTCTCTTACACAACCTCCGACACGTCCATCAGCTCCAATGATGTAGTTAGATGATACCTGTCTTGAAGTTGTTGCGAAGTAGTCGAGGCCGTTCTCGACACTGACCTGTCCTACCCAGCAGTGCGGAGTGATCCTGGTAATTGAATACCATCTGTTTCCGGAGTTGTCTCCGCTCTCACGGATCTTATCTGTTAAAGGGCTCCATGTTGCCATTATTTAACTCCTTTCTGCAGCTCCTGAAGGGCAGCTCTCAGCTCGTCAATCCTCATGAAAGCCGTATCAACACGGCCCGTGAGGACTGCGATCTGT